CGCCTGGGCTTACCTTGCCCTTGGAGGTAAAAATATTGTGGGTGGTCTCGTTGGTGTAAGACTTCGCCTTTGGGGGTCGGCCGCGCTTTTTCTTTGGCTCTTCGGTTACTTCTTCGGTCTCTTCTTCTGACATGTTGGCTCCTGTAAAGAGTCAGCCCCTCCGAAGAGGGGCGTCATCAATTAAGCGGTAGCAGGTAACGCTGAGTCAATATCAGCAACCACTGCGTTAGCTTCTGGGTTAAGAGCGCAAAGCGTGTAATCGACGGTAATCTGACGATTTTCCGCTGAACCAGTACGGGCCAGCTCTTTGGTCTCATAACCTTGCAGGTACGAACGCTCCCAGGTGTCGGGGTCGATCAGGTACAGGTCGCCCACAGTCGAATCAGCAGCATGAGCAGCTGGCTGGAAGCGGTTAGGTACCAGTTCCAGTGTACCGAAGTTAGTCACCAGGATATTAACCGAACCCTGAGCCGTGATACCACCGCCTGACTGACCACCACCAGAGCTGTTGTCTGTCCTGTTGCCTTGTGGCGCGTTGGATTGCAGGGTTGCAACACGTGCGCTGGAGGTAAACAGGTAGTCAGACAGAACCTCAATGACCGCAGGGATAGACATGGCAATTGAAGGATTACCGCCTTGAAGGTAAGCCGCCTGCATCATGTTCTTGATGTTGGTCTCAGACAGAGCCTCTTTCGTGCCTTCAGTTGCTGCAGTCGTCGGATAACCACCACCACCAGAACCGTCATTGCTCAGAACCGGATCGGCACCCGTAACGCCACGATGCGAGGTGGTAGAGGGAACATCATTAACCTTGACGCCAATCCAACCACCCACGCCGGCACACTTGCCAGCAATCGTGTTGCCGTCACCAGCGACCGCCACGTTACGAGAGGTCAAAGCGGCCTCTTCGTCACGACGCAGCGCCTTTTGGCGATTCATCAGCTGTCTGGCCAGTTCATCGGAAGAACCGATAGAATTGACGTTACGGCCACGATCAGAAACCTTGACCACCTTTTCACCGTTCTGGTGGTAGTTCTGCAGACGTTCGCCGGTTACGGAATCATCAGCACCTGCGTCAGCACCATCAACGATAGCATTGTCTTTGTCAGCAGCTTCCAGGGCTTCACGAACCCACTCTTTCAGGAAGTTGTCAGAACTACCGGCACCAATCGCGTCACAGAATGGACGGTCAACCGGGGATACGTTGAAGATTTGATCCATGACATCCTCATGGATGGTGCCTCCAACAGGCACAGCCGCCAGATCGACGGCATCTAAATTAGCAGTAGACATTGAAGTCCTCCAAATTGTTTAGACAAAAAGTCACACATGCCCTTAAAAAGGGCTGTTTATCACCTTTCCACCTATCAATCCGGATGCCTCTCGGCTGGACTTGACGGTTCGCGTATCTCTACGAACGGTTAATTAATAATATACCAATTTTAACTATATGTTAAATATGGGATTAGCGGTTAGCCAGTATCGATTTTACCGCGTCAGTCTCGGCATGGCGGCGTCTTGACCGTGGTGCTGTGCGTGCTTCCTCGATCTTCCTGGCTGTTTGCTCTTTCTTGCTTAGGGCTTTAGTCGCCTTGGTGCCAATGACCTTGGGTGCTTTCCTGACCTTTTTAATGGCCTCAGCACCTGCGTTTTCGTACTCGGCCAGCTTCTCGCGCATATTCACAAACTCCCTGAGCATGTGCATGGCGTGCGGGTCTTTGATGCCGTCGATAATCTGATCAGAATAGCCGTATTCTTTCATCACGGTGCGGATCTTGCCCTGATCAGCCCTGCGGGTCTCGACTGACTTCCACTCAGGCATTAATTCCAGCATTTTCTCAGCGGCTTTTCCGACGACCTGCTGTTGGTGGGCCTGCATCTTTTGTTGTGCCACCTGTACCGCCTGGTTGCCTTGCTGGAAAGCCTCCTGAAACTTCTGGCGCAGCAATGCGGCATTGCCCGGGTCTTTCTGTTCCTCGGCAGCCCAGTCCACTGCTTGATATTGATGCTGAATATTGTCCAGCTGTGAAAAAGCGCGAATCATCTCATGCGAAACGCCCTGCCCCATGTTGGTCATGTCCATGACGTTGCCGGCCTGCTCTTCCAGGCTTTTAATGGCGGTGTCTTTGACCTCCAGATCGCGCCTGGCTTGCGTTAATTCATCCTTGATTGCGCCCAAAGTGACCGGTTCGCCTTCGTCACCCATCGGCACAACGAGGTTATACAGGTCTCCAGGCTCCCAGCCTATCGCTTCAGCAAGTGATGAAACGGTATAGGCATCCTCTGCTTCTCCGGTTGTCTCCTCACCCTCACTGTCGTCGGCAATGCCTTCGCCATGATCTGTTTCCTCGTCCACGGACGTATCTTGAATAACCTCATCCACGGCCTCGGTGATCGCTTCTTCAGCTCCTGCATCTTGCGTCTCATTCTCATCAATGTGATCCTCGATATCGGTCTGGGCGGTTTCTGTTTGTGCAATCAAGTCTTGCACCTGTGCGACTGCGCCTTTACTCATCTTCCGTCTCCGTAAGGTCTGCGGCATTGTCTACAATGGCCTGCAGTTGTTGAAAAAATAGCTCCATGTTTTGAATAATGTCAGCAATAACCTCTCTCCGGGCATCGTCTACACGTACAAATTCCCGAAATAGCCTGAGTTCTACTTCTTCCCGTACCGCCTCGGAAGCGGGGTGTTCTAATACCAGGCGGGCGAATTCCTGTTTTTGCTTGTCTGTGATCATAATGTTTCCATTGGTAGGATGGGAATTACTTTTTGTACGGCGGGAAATCGTCAAGCATTTCATTAACCTTGATTATTGCCATTCTCCAACCAATCACTAAACCAATAGAAACGCCGGCAGCAAACCCCATAGCCGTATATAACCATGTCATAATTGACTCCGATTCTCCTCGAAGATGTCTGATAATTCGCGCCCGTTCTCAACCTCCAGCTTGGTCAAATCAAGGGCTAATTGGTCTTTGGCATTGTCCTGATCCATCGCCGCTTTAACGCCGTCAGCAAACTGCTTGTTGGCGTCTTTCACGCGCTCAAGCTGCATTTTCAGCTTTTCGTTCTGGTTCTTGACCTGCTGTCCCATCACATCAGCCCTGCCTTTAATCAACTCGGCCTCAGCCATCTGCATATTTGCCTTGATAACGATATCCTTTGTCTTGTCTTGCTTGGCCTTCTCGACCTTGCGCTGCTCGGCTTGTTGCTGGTACTTCTGCTGGCCTTCAGGTGAATCCGGGTCAACATAGTATTTCTCAGGGTTACGAATACCACTGAGCTTGTAATAGTCCATCATCATGGAATAGGTCTTGGCCTCATCAAACATGACCGAACCTGACTGTGCCAAGGTCTGCTGAAAAGCCACCCCTTCCTTCAATACCGCCGCCTGCCTTGCTCTTTCGGTCACGCTAGCGCCCAGCTGAATCGATACATTGGGGCGACTACGCCACTCGCTTGGGGTAGATCGCAACCAACGCCCACCCACCCGGGCGGATATCTCGCCGGTATGGTTTTCTCTCAACAGATTGTGCAGCTGGATAAAGATGCCTCTCAGAAAGGTCTCTCCCAGCGTTCTGGCTAACAAAGCGTTACCTTGTTCCATTGAGGACATGACCCGATCCATGGAGAAATCACCACCACGCCCCACCATTTTTGTGGCCTGACCAGCCGCATCAACCGCAGCACCACCTCGGTCTTTGCGCTGTTTGTCCATGTAATCAAGCATGGAATAGGAGGACATTGGGACTTCAGCAGTAGGCAAGGCAAACACACCATTCTGTGTTTTAGCCCTCACAATACCACCTGTGCGGGAGGTCAGCAGGTCATCAAGGTTCACTTCACCCGTTACCACGCCCGTTCTAGGGTTACTCGACAACTGTGTTCCTTCAATAATCGAGCGAATCACCGGGGTCTTTGAGTCCTGAATAGGCCGCATACGCTCAAACTGAGACACGCCCTGGTACTTGTGCGGCATGATCTGCGTAGCACCGCCCACCATGGGGCTGTCGTTCCATTCGTCGTTAGCCAATAAATGACCGTTAGAGATAACAATCTTGCGCCTTTCGGCTATTCCGTCGCCGTCAAAATCAATGTTTGCGTAACAGTCATAACCCTGGATCTGGCGGGTAGACTCATGCTCTGAGCTGTAAGTCGTATCATCGCCACCCCGATTTCGGGCGCTATCCTGGATGCTGCCGTGATAGTCGGGTAATGCCGTAACAATATCAGGGTCATATCCCAAGGCGATCAGGTCTGATTGGGTCTCAATAAACTCATGGGCAACAAACAGGCAATCATACAAATACGGGGTTTTGTGTGAGCTTTTAACAACGACGTTCTCAGGCTGGACGTTTTCAATAACGGGTTTACCAACCTGGCGAGTGCGTTTCACCTTAACGGTGTACTGGGCTTGTGCCGCCATCATGGCCGATTGAATCTCTTGTTGAGCCTGGGGAGACTGTGCCGCCATAGCCGCCGCTTGCGGGTCTTGCTGGGCCGCTAAAGCAATCAGGTCAGCCGCCTCGGGATTGGCCTCTTTGGTCATTTCATACTCAACTACCTCGACCTCTTCGCCCTTTTGGGTCGGGGCTATTACTTTAGCCAGCCCCTTTTCGGGCACCTTTTCATACGTGTCATAAAAGACGGTCGTCTTGTCTTCCCAATAGACTTTCCCCGTACAGTTACGGTTTAGCAGCGCGTCCCTCAGCGCCGTCTGCAGTACCGTGAAGCCATTGTATTCTTCCAGAAACAGGTAATTGACCAGCTCACTCTCATGCTCAGCCTGTTCCTCATCTTGTTCGTTGACAGGCTCATAAAATGCCACCGTATCCGAGACAAAGCTGGGCATAATGTCAGCCACCGTCGCCTCTACCGTGTCGTGTACGTCCATGGAGACGTATTTGGAGGTCTGCGGGTCTTTCTGCTTGGCCTTGCTAATGCCCGGATATCGTCCCAGATAGTAGTCAGTGGCTAGCGATACCTCGCTATTGTCGTCGCCCGTCCCGCCGATTCCTTGTGCGATCTCGTTCTCACAGAAACTGACCAGCTGATCATCGGTCATCGGCTCAAACTTTGGCGTCTCGTCGATTTCCTCGACCTCGACCACGGTTAGCTCTTGTTGCATGAATCCTCTCCTTCCGACCTCTTGCATAGGTCGTCTAAAATCCTGTCGCAGCTCGAATATATGTTTTCTTCGGGGTAAGGCACAACCAGATTGTATTTCTTGCAAACCAGCTTTACTGCCTCATATTTTTTATCATACCCAGCATCAATTTTTATAAAGTCCCACCAAAGTCCGGGGTCATTGTAATAAACCCATCGGAGAACCCCGGTAAACCCTCCCCCATAATAAAGCACACCATCACGATCCTTTGGGGGAGTCGGGGGATAAAATGCAGGTTCCTTTTTCTTAAGCCTGCCATCCTGCTCAAAAATATTGCTTAATATGCTCAACATGCTCATCAGTAATTCACCGGCGTATCCCAATCATCTAAGGTTCCTTTCTCGCCCTTGGTCTCAAATAGTTGAGCGCCTTCACCTTCACCTTGTAAGCCGTACTCTAACGCCTCAACAGGGTGAGAATACACGTTTTTATCAGGCTGGTCATGGTATCGCTCATCGCCGGCAACCTGTACGCGCTTGTAACAAAAGCCACCGGCTAGCCCCTTTCTGATCAATTTCGCCTTGGGCAATACAATCAACCTAGGCTTTCCATCCATCGACATCTCACCCAAAGGAACCTCAACAGCTGCCCGCCTCACTAGCGGGTCGTTAGTCAATGTTGGTCTGCAGGGGATTCCTTGCGCCTTGATAACCTTGATCGGCGTATCATCATTGGCTTGCCCCATTTGATCACCAGCAGGGTCTCCCCACCCCTTGAAGGTATGCCCTGGGTATTCCTTGCGGATATGCTTGGCCAGTTCGGGGGCAAACGATGCGGCACTCATACTGATAGCACAGAACTCATCGAAGCAAATCCAGCCTCCAAATGCTGTTTCTTGAAGAAAAGCACAGGCCGGAGTACGCCCAAAGTCAAAACCGAGAACGATATCCTTGTCCATTGATGGCGTAAAATCCAGATCCAGGCAGTGAACCGAGTCCGTATATTTGGGGTGAACCGGCTTGCCACTGGCCACAAATCCATATTCATTAGCCAGATTGACCTTGATCCAGTCCTCATGCTTGCCCTGCATGCCCCGGATATAGTACCCACTGGGCAAATTATCGATATTCTCTGCATTGGGGTTTTCTTGCCACTGCTCATTTTTCTTGATCAATCCGCCTGGCTGCTTGAAGAATCGCCACCCCTCGGGCTTTATTTCCTCAGCTAACACATACAACCAGTGGTCTTCATCAGGCGCGTTGCAGTCACCCAGCATCCCATGCCAGCTGGGTCTCACCCCCTCGATCTTTGACGGATAGCGCCCATGGCGTAAGTCCAGCATATCAACCGAGTCCTTGGATAATTCCTTGACCTCGTTCAACCATACGCCTGTCAACTGCATGCCCCGAGCTTTCTTGACATGCTCAGGCCGGTCGAATGAGACAAATATCATTTCTGATTTAACGCTAGTCCCATCCGGTAAATCATAATCCAGATAGTGGGTAGGCGGTTCTCTGCCTCCCTTGTTGAAATGACCCAAATCACCGTTGACTTCCATCCAGTCTTTGACCGTGGTGCCAAATAGATCAGGGTAGGTGTTTCGAGCTGCTACCCAGCGGGAAAGCCTGACGCCCTCCCGATTAGGCTCCTGCTCACCCATTAAAGCGGTGATCTTGTCTACGGTTGTGATGGTCTTGGCAGAACCTAGCGGGCCAATAATGATCTGCACCCTTTCCTTGCAGAACAGATAATCCTGGAGGACTGACCCTTGAGGCTTAACCAGTCTCAGCATCTGTTGATCCGTCTAGCCTTTGAACTTGTCTATCAAGCGTTATCCTGCCATCCATAACCATGTCAATCTCTTGCTGTTTCAGGTCTGGAATGTACTTGGCGAGCATCTTGAACTTACTTTCGATGACAATCTTTAACCGCTGGATTTGTGTGGCCTCTAACTCCTCGTCTAAATCCTGTAGTTTTTCAAGCAAATCAATAATGTGCTGGTGATGACCCTGTTGTTCTAATTGCTCTCTGAGGGCCTCTTGACGTATGCGCCGGTTCTCATTAGCTCGGCTATTTCCTCTTGCAGCCATCTCGGGCCTCCTTAATTAGCTATTGCTAATAATCCATTAAACTTTCGATGGGCTGGCCGTTCCTTGTGAGCGGAGTGACCAGCCTTTCGTTACCGGGGAATATAACAAAATTTCTTGTAGCTTTTGATCTTTCCTCTAGTAGTTTGCGGAAAGCCGCCCTTGTCTTTTCTTTGCCTTTCGGCGTGTCGTGTACCCCCATCATGGCTTCATCCAGCGCCGAATCGATGTCCTTGTTGCGCTCCCACGCTCTTGCAAGGCGCTGATCCATGATGTCTGTGGGGCGAGAACCTTGGTCATAGTATTTAATGCCGGGGATGCCTGCTTTTTGTAGTGCATCACTTGCGCCTTCTCTGCCCAGGAAATGCTCAGCCAAGTCATCGTAGAATCTTGCCCCGTCTATGGTGGCCATGCTGTCAATTGGCTCATCATAAACCTGCCGCCATAATTTTCGAGTCGCTGGCGTATCAGGCAGCGGCGCATCCCAGTCCAGCATTTGATCTATGGTGCTGTCGGGGAGGTCGTATTCGTAGAGATAACCAGACTCAGGAGATACAAAAATATCTTTATCGCCTGAATCTAATTTATTTTGCAACCAATCAGCAGCTTTCTTGTATCTTGATCGTTCTGCTGCCGTAATTGCAGATTCAACTTCCCACTCTCTCAGTTCTCGAATTGCGCCCGCAGGGCTTCGGTTTTTATCCATCGCAACATAAGTAATCGCCAAATCTTCAGTATCCAAACTATTAGATGGGGCGTTCATGTCTAACACTCGGCCTTTGTATTCTACAGTGCGTGGAATATAGGCATCTTGCTCATAATCAAAGGTATTTGATAAATTCTTTTGATAAGCCCTGCCAGTGGCTTTATTCTCAGCCAAATAATGCCCGTACCCATAAGCCTGTGCGCCTTCGCCTGTGCCGATCTTTGAGGGGTCGAGCCTGCCTGAGTGTTTATGCGGGGAACCATGCCATGCAACCATGCCCTGTTGAGAGTACGGGCTTCTAGTCATCGGATACCCAAGACCTGCCGGGGATAAAGTGGCATTAATCTTGCCTTGCTGGGAATAGGGCGTGTCAGACATTAAACCCCCTCCAGTGCGGGGTAATCCAGTGGAAGGCATGCGGGTAGTGGCTCTCAGTGCAAGTCCTGCAGGGATTAACTCAGCCGCCATCTGAGGAACAGCCAAAGTAGCCTCTCTGGGGATGCCTGTGGCCTCTTCCAGGTTAACCGCCTGGCCGCCAATCCATTCGCCAACCGGGGCTAGACCCTCTGCAACGCCCTGTAAGGCCGCTTGTCCGGTTTCGGTACGTGGCATATAGGTCATGTTGTCTCTGACCTTAGAGACGTAATCAGCGCCGTTCTCGCCTACGGATTCAGCCATCAGGCCAGTGATTCCTGCTACAGGTTCAGCTGCGATTGCCGATCCTGCCGTTAGACCCATTTCCCCGCCTGCCAGCAGGTTTTGTATTACGCGGTCAAGGTAGGTCAAGCCGCTTCTCCTTAGTAGTTCATCAAACTGGGTGCGCCGGTTCCCATGCCTGTCCCCATACCGCCCGCTGCCTGGATGGACTGACAACGATTCAGGGCCGCGCCCGTAAGGCCGGCACAAGGGTCGTTCTGGACAATGGGAGCGCCGACAGACTGCGCTTCGGGTAACGCATAAACCCCCTGCAGGGATTGCTCGGGATTGAATTCACCGGCCTCCTGCAGTTTCTGGATCTCGTAAGTTGCCTCCTGAAGTCTTGCGGCGTCGTCCATTTCTGCCCACCGCTGTTGGCGTGAGGGGGATCGCGTGTAATAGGTCGGGATATTTCCAGCCTGTAACCACTGCTCAGGAGTCATAAAAACCTCGATAAATGGGCGTATTGAGTAATTATACCCTAATCTTGCTGCGGATAAAGGTGGTCAACAAAATCATTGCGCAATGCCAAATTATTCAACAGCATCTTCATGTCTTCACCTTGAGCATTAATATTTTTTTCATACATCAAAATTATATTCATCAGCTCTTGAATTGTTTTCTGGCTTTTCTCTAACTCATGCTGCGTTTGCTTGGTGGCCTCGTCTATTGCATTCACAACATCACCAAAATAAGCCATTTTTGCCCCGGCAATGTTAGTGGCTGCATACGTCGTGCAATGCTTTCTGGCAATTTCTGTCATTTTGCCCATTGTTTGCTCTCCGGATAAAGGTTCACAATGACTAGACGGCTGTTATTCTCAACCATGTACTTGGCCTCGTTCTGTACAGCTGGCGTAATAATATCCAGTTCGTCGCCCGCCGCGTTGGTATCGATAACACACCCAGGGTTACAGGCCATGGAAAGGAAAAGGAATAGCTCAGTCATGCTCCACCCCCGATTCGTCCTGAATATGGCGGAATGCCCGGTATCTCTTGGATAGTGGCTCGTTGTCTGCCAGATTAATCCCGTAATTGGCCGCGTCTCGTTCCAATACGTCAGCCAGCTTGTCACTGGCCTGGATTAAATCACCCTTGTCAAAATCGGTGTCCAATTCCAGCGCGTTCTCGTATCGATGAGACTCAAACTTGTCGATTGAGACTATTTCGTTGCCTTCGGCCTTTTTCTTTCTGGCGAACCTGAGTGCTTTTTTGACAATGACCTTGTTGGGGTTTTGAGAATCCTGAGTGAAAACCTTTTCCTGGACTCCTCCACCGTTCTGGCGATAAAACACCTTGTATTCACGTGAAGTTATCATTTGCTTGCTCCTAGTTGTTAAAACCGTTAATACAGTCCCACCGTAAAAAATTATCATAACCCGCAGCAGGGTTATCAAAAGCAACGGAGTGGACACTGTAATTTTTAATCTTTATTGAAGTTTTAGATCGTTGAGAAAAATATTGAAAATCCAGTGTATGCCACTTTTCCTTAAACTCTTGTGGAAAAGGAATCCAGTTCCCCAGCTCATTTTCAGTATACCATTCAGGCACAAGCATTATTCTATCCCCATATCTTCCAGTATCTGGCCTACCTTCTTTTTTGACCACAAATCCGCGTTACTTGTAGTCTTGTATGTTCCCCAAAGCTCACTAGCAAAAAGCCAATGTATCCACCTATCCTGTATGTATTCATGCCTGCCTATTCTTAAATCCACCCGCTTAATCTGCCTGACAAGCATAATAATGCAGTGCCACTCGTGACCCATCTTTGATGGCTTATAAACTCTGCTAACCTCACTCAATACCCATGTCCTCCAGTATTTGTCCTAACGTCCACACGATTTTGTAATGGCCTGTCCAGCTTTCCTTCAATTCCTGCTGATCCTGGTGAGTCTTGCGCTTTCGATTGAAGGGCTGGCCGGTCTTTTTTGCAATCTCATCAGGATTCTTGCACTCGTACCAAAAATTATCGCCACGATAACCAACAATGAAATCATCATGCCCAGTAGCAACAGAAACGCCGGGAATAGCACGTAATGCACTAACAATGGCTTCCTGGTTACTGTCATTCTTGGCTGCATATCTGGGCTTTCCCATAAAACACCTGCTTTTCTATCAACCTCAACTGACTCATACGGTACTTCACCAGCCAAAATGAGGCTGTCCCCTGCTCGTTGTTGGTATCGCAGACAATCGCTTTGATACCGCTTTCAGTCTCGACCAGATCACCGCGCTCGATACCGTACTGAGCGCCTTCGGATAGTATGTCATGAAACATCAATCAGCCCTCATCAATTAAATTTTTGGTCTTGTATGGGACAACATTTTCTAGCTCTTTCTTTACGCCGCCTGATTCCTTAAACTCTCGCCACATTAACGCATGACCGGGGCAATAATGAATTTCTGGTGCTACTTCAAACGCATGAACGTGACATAGCGGCATATCACACGTTTCTCCATCTCCAACGGGGAAATCACAAAGATATGTCCCTACATCACCGCAATTCGCATCGCCGCAATGGGGGCCAAGTTTGCCGCACAAAAAACCTTTCCGGCCATCTTCTAGGTGTATCGTATAACAAGTCATCAAACTTTCACCAACCCCTTTGCCAATAGAATCTTCTGCGTCCTGACCATGCCCTCAAGGTGCATAAGCTTTAATTCGTGCCAGCAATGAGCGGTCTGTATTCTGCCGTCTACCGCATCATGACAGGCACTGCAGCAATACGCACCATGCAAATCGCTGTGCTTCATACCCATACCACCGCCGTTCAGGTGCGCGAATACTGTTGTCTTTGGGTCGAAGTTACACACGCCGGGTATTCTGGTCTGGCATTCTTCACCTTTTGCGCTTTTCGTGATTTTACTCATCGCATTGCCACCTCCCAGACATCCAGCGGCTTACGCAGATGAATCCCATTATTCATGCATTGAACGTCGATAGCAGTCAGATATTCCTGCATGTCGCCCTTTTTCATCAGCGGCTTTCTTGTCACCGGCAAATCCATCTGTCGAATAAAATCTATCTTGTCCTCATAACTAAAGGGTTTCAGCATTTTATCATATACCCGCCTGATATCAGGGTTTCTTCTCAGGATTGGTATGCCGTGCTCCAGCTTGCACCTGGCCCTTTCATATTCGCGCTCGTTGTGTGTCTGCCCTGCGATATCGTCGTACCACATTTGGGCAAGGTGCTGTTGTGCGTCTGTCGTTGTTTTCTTTTCGTTTGGGTCGTAATCAGAAAAGGTTATCTTCTTTGTCCCGTCCCACGGCATTTGTGCCAGTGTAGTGTATATCTGGTATGATCCGTGGTCAGTTAGGACTAGATCAAAATCATCCATAGCGCAAAACCTCCTCATAGCTCCACTGATCGGCCATTGCAGCAGCCACGCCCGGAAATGTTTCTGACCTGATTCTGGCTCGGTCTGGGCCTGGTGAAGCCCGGTGAACCATAGACCAGGCCTTGTGTTCATCAGTGCCGGTCTTTGGCGGGGTTAGTTTATTAGTCGCTACCAATTCAGGCAGGCAGATCAATTCAAAACCCGTCGCCTTGAAAAAGGGATCTCCAAACCACCAGGGCTGCACTACCTGCCTTTCCTTTGCCCCGGTCATCCATCGCGCGTACTTGTGCATTACCGGATTTTCTATTGCCTTTCTCGGTATCGGAGCTTCCCTGATGTCTTTGTAAAACTGAACCGCGACATGCAGATCAAACCATAATTGCTCCAGTGTCTTGTCTTCCGGGGGCTCGTGCAGCCAGCGAACACCGGCATTTGTCAGCCGGGTGCAGTCCGGGTGGAATATGCCCAAATCCCATTCCTGACTATACGCCGCCTCTATCGCATCGCCCTGGATATGATATTGACTCCCATCGTCAGCCGGCACCAGATCACAGGACCAGGCATCATGACCCCTTTCCCGGAAAGCCCGCCTGACTACCCCGCTACGTTCACAGCCAATCAATACTTTCATCGCTTATCCATCCGTTTTTTGTATTCTTCCCTTACATCTTCCCGCAATTGCGTTGACCGTCCCCGCCGTTCCCATTCATCAAGCCACTGGTTGATTTCATGCTTTGGCAAATTGACCACGTGCCGCACCAGGCATTCATGCTTGAATATGGGGCAACCGTTGCCGATCACTGAAAACACCGCTTGCATTTCAGGTGGTCGAATACGTTTTCCTTGTTTGCGCTCTTTGATATATCGAGGTGCCTGCCGCATTTTGACCTGTGCTCATGAGGAAATTCTTTTCCGGCTAATAAGTGCATCTTTTCAGTGTTCGGCTTGTTGTAGCCTATGCCTTCGCCTGGTTTTGCTTTATAGGCTTTCATTTCAATAGCTCCGGGTTTTCGTATATGTTGCCGATGACTTCAAATCTCTTTTTAGCCTCATCCTCATCGAATCCCCA